AAAACACAATTAGGTAAAGATGTAGTAGAGTTAATGAAATCTGGGGTTATTACAGAAAACTCTGTAGGTATAATGCCAATACAAAAAGAAAATAAAGGCGACTATAGAGAAATCAAAGAAGTTAAATTATATGAAATTAGTGCTGTAACATTAGCTGCTAATGACCAAGCAAAAATATTAGATGTCAAAGGTAATGTAGATTTAGAGAAATTATCAAAGAGATATGACAATCTAAGTAAATTAATCAGAAAAGGTAACATATCAGATGAATTAGGATATGCTATTGAAGCTGAAATACTAAAACTGAAATCATTATTTGTAGAGTTCACAAAGCCGACAGAAGAAGTCACTTTGCCGAATGTTGAAGCTAAAGCAAGTGATTTGGATATATACAATTATTTAATTAATTCCTTAAAAAAATAAAAATGGAAGAAAACGTAAAAAATCAATTAGATCAGTTAAATACTGCTATTGATTCAAAAATCGAAAAAGCTAAAGACATTGCTGTTGAAGCATCTGTTGTACAAGCTGACGAAATCGTAAAAAGCCAAGTATCAGAAATGACTACTAAGTTTAACGATAGACTAGATGCTATTGAAGTATCTAACAAAAAAACATTTGAAGCTAACCAACCAAGAGATTTTAAATCTGCTTTAGGAAAAGCTTTATCAGAAGGCGCAATTGATTCATTAACTAAAGGTAACTCAAGAAGTGCATCATTTCAGATTAAAGCTGATATGACTACTGGAGCTGACTTTACAGGTGAAGTAATTCCTGCTGATAGAGTACCAGGATATTTTTACGATCCTACTAGACCAGTACACGTAAGAAGTTTAATTTCTGGTGGTTCTACTGTAAGTGATGTAATAAGATATGTAACAGAATCAGGATATGCTAACAACGCTGCACCAGCTGCTGAGGGAGCAACATTAGCACAATCTGATTTTGATATGACTGCATCAACTGCATTAGTACAAAAAATTGGTACTTACTTCAGAATATCTGAAGAAATGCTAGCTGACACGCCTCAATTAACATCTTATTTATCTGCAAGAGCGCCAGAAAAATTATTAGAAATAGAAGATTCACAACTATTATCTGGTAACGGTTCTGCTCCAAATCTAAGTGGTATCATTGGTGCTTCTGCTGATTTTGATGTATCTTCAGGAGGTGCATTCTACCAATCTGTAGAAAGTGCTAATGAATTTGATGTAATCGTTGCTGCTTTAAACCAATTAAGTCTTGCTAACTATAGCGCTGATTGTATCTTATTAAATCCAACTGATTTTCATAAGATATTATTATTAAAAGATACAACTAACAACTATATCAAAGACCAAGTATATGCTGGGTTACAACCAACGTTTATGGGTGTTAAAGTTATCTTAAATACAGCTATGGCTGCTGGGTCTTTCTTGATTGGAAACTTTGCTGCTGGTTCACAAATGTGGATTAGAGAAAACCTAAACGTAGAGTTCTTTAGAGAAGATGGAACTAACGTAAGAGATGGTTTCGTTACAGTAAGAGTATCTGAAAGAGTTGCTTTAGCTAACTATTTGCCAAATGCTTATGTAAATGGCGCATTTAGTACAGCAAAAGCTGCATTAGAAACTCCGTAATATAATAATTACACTAACTAAAAAGGGTGCTTCGGCACTCTTTTTTTTTGCCTAATCCTATCTGTAAAATAATAAAATGAAAAAAAACTTTAAAATAAAATGAAAAAATATTTTGTATTTTGCTAAAAAGTGTTATCTTTGATTAACAATAACAATTAAATTATATATTATGACAAATTTAGAAATTTTTAAAGCACTTAAAGAATACGCAAACGAAGACGCTACAATAGCAAAAGAAAACGGACAGATGTCTATATGTGATACTAAAAGAGGTGTAATCAATGTAAACTACGATAACGGCTTTTTTCAAGCATTTAACAATATGGGAGAGCAATTGACTGGTTCAATAGCTCAAAATAGATTTGAAAACTGGTTGACTGACCAATACATAGTAGAATTATAAATATTAACGGGGGTGAAATTCCCCCATTTAAATAAAACAAAACAATGAAATCAATAATAACATTTATCAAAAAAGACAAAGACAATTGGAAATGGCTATTAGGTTTTTATGCTATAGCTACAGTGTTAACTTTACTTTTAACAATACAAATATAATGGATGCTAGAGATTACTTAGATACGTTATTAGACCCTTACAATCAATTTGAACACGAATGCCCTGTATGTGGTAGACCGCAAAATTTTAAAAGTCCTTGTAGCTCTGTTTGTGAAGAGGCTGAAATGATATGAATAAAAAACAAATTAATTTTTGGCTAAGTGCTTTACTAATATTTTTTACAATAAGGCAAGCTTTATTATATTATGATGTTTTAGGTGCATTATTTTTCTTAATTTTAACTTTAGCTATTTTAAATAATAGAAATATATAGTTTTTTGTTAGTCTGAAAAAGCCAGCTATTTTAATCGATAGTTGGTTTTTTTGTATATTAGAGTGTGGATAACAATACTCGTGGATGTTACGCAGAATACAAATTTGCAACAATGGCTATGGAATGCAATATGCGAGTATCAATGCCTCTTCTTGATTCATCGCCTTATGACTGTATTGTTGAACTTCCTAATGGCAAACTAAAAAAAATACAAATAAAATCTACAGCAAAGGGTGAACACCCTAAAGGCATACATATTACATTAAGATATTCTAATATTAGTTACACAGTTGAGGAAGTTGATTATTTTGCTGTATGGATAGAAATAAGAAAAGGATTTTATATAATTAAAAACAATGGCAAAATGTCTGCATTTAGAATATCTAAGAATGGTAAATATTCAAAAAATTTTAATAACTTTGCTAAAATTGTTTAATTTTATTGTTTTCATTGTCTAAAAGGTGCTACAAATTTATTGTGGCACTTTTTTTTTATCTTTACAAAAAATAATATTATGAAACTAAAAGTATTAATGCCTTTAAATCACAAAGGCAAAGTTTATCAAAATGGTGATTCAATAGACGTTCCTGTTGAGAAAGTAGCAATATTTATTAATAAGGGGTGGGCAGCTAAATTCGAAAAGAAAGAAGCTAAACCAAAAAAAGTAACAAAAGAATTAAAAAAAGATTCTATAGAAACTAAAAGCGATGCGACAAATAAAGATTAATTCTGTAACAGGTAGTGAAATTATAACAACATCTGATGTTAAAGACTATGTAAGAATAGACACAAGTGCTGATGATAGTATTATATCAAGAATGATAGTACAAGCTAGAATTTGGTGTGAAAATTATATATCAAAAGATATAGTAGCTAAAACTAGATCGTATTACATACCAGAAACTAATTCAGGTATATTTGACTTACCTTTTGCGCCTGTTGCTAGTATTCAATCAATCACTATAGATGGCACAACTGCTTCTTATGAAATTTTAGGTTTAGATAACGAAACTATTGAGTTAGATGCTGGTCCTGCTAGTAAAGTTAAAATAGATTATACTACTTCAGGATTATCTGACGATTTATTAAAACAAGCTATGCTACAATTAGTATCTACTTATTATGACAACAGGTCTGATTTTGTAACTGATACAAAAGGTGATATTGATGAAGTTCCTAGCTCTACAAAAAACATTTTAAACTCATATAAAACAATGTTTTTATAATGGATGCTGGTAAACTAAATCAAAGAATAACTATAAAAAGATTAACTAAAGCAAGTGATGGTTATGGTGGCTTTAATTCTACATTGTCTGATGTTAAAACTTTGTGGTGTTCTTTAAAAGAAACAAGTGGAGAAGTAAAAGATGAGTTTGGTAAACGTGAAAGGTATGTAGAAGTTGAATTATTGGTGAGAAAAAAAACTGCTGATGATATAACTATAGGTGACATATTTATAGCAGAAGGTAATTCAGATGAATTTAGAATTAACAATATGTATCAATCTAAATTAGATTTTTATGTAGAAATTAAAGCTACAAAAATTGATTAATGAGAGCTAGTATAAAAATAAATCAAAGTGATTT